AATGAAACAACTACTATCCATATTTTTAGTTATACTCTTTGCTTTCCCTGCTTGGGCACAAGAGGGAGTTATAACTGAACTACAGAAAGGGCAAAAAGCACCCTTTACTGGTGTCCTAATGGATGCCAAAGCAGCAGCCAAAGTTCTAACAGAGCAGAAATACACGGCAGAAGAGTGTAGGCTGGAAATGGATAGAGAGATAGAAATATTAAAAGCCAAGTTAGAACTAGATCTCAAAATCAGCGAGATCAAACTAACCTCGGCAACCGACAAATACACAAATCTTCTCAATATAAAAGACGAGGAGAACAAGCGACTACAGGAACTAGCACTAGAAAGACCAAATGATAACAGCCATTGGTGGCTTGCCGGTGGTGTGCTTGGTGGTATAGTTCTTTCCATAGCAGTCTTTGCAGTCGCTGTGGAGATCAAAGACTAATGGCGATAGGTAATTATAGTCACGCAAAACTGATATCATTAATTAGGAGATCGCAAGAGCAGGACACCTCTGTCCCTGTAGCGGGTTCTAATACTGAATTACAATTTAACAATAATGGCAGCCTTGATGGAATCGAGGCATTTACTTTTGATGGAACTGATCTTAAAGTAGCTGATGGCAGAAAGATATTTTTTGGAGATGGGGGAGAATCTTACATACACTACCGGGAGGCTGTCGATGACTTCATGACAATATCGGGTTCTGATAAAGGCATTGTTTTGTCTGGCTCAACGATTCAGATAGCGGGAACACTAGAGGGAGCCTCCCCGCTTAAGATCGGCGGTGAATTGCAATTTGTTTCAACGGGAGATTCCTCTGCTTTTAACTTCGGACCAAATAACGAATCAAAAATATACTACGAAGACGGCGGAAACGGAGCACTAATTGTTTCAGGGTCGGAACATAGGGGGCTCGTCTTGTCGGGCTCCTGTGTTCATGTTGACAGGTTTTTGGCTATCGGTGATTGTTCCGCCACCCATGCGATCACTTTGCCAGACGCAAGCGATGATTCAGGAAAAGTAAAGGCAAATGCTTTTGTATCGTATTCTTCTATAAGATACAAGAAGGATGTTGAGCCTCTTGAGTCGGCTGTTGATACGATAAACAAACTTCAAGGTGTTTCATACAACTGGAAAGATACTGGAAAGAAAGATTTTGGTTTCATCGCAGAAGAAGTGGGCAAAGTAATCCCTGAGATTGTTGAGTGGAGCCAAGATCCCCAATATGCAAACACAATGGATTACACTAGGATCATTTCGTTCTTGGTCGAGGCTGTAAAAGAGCAACAAAAGAAAATAGATCTTTTGGCTGAAAAACTAGACAAATTAGATGTATAATGGTGTGAAATGAAAAAGCCTGATTTAAATGATATAGCCAAACTAGAGCAAGAAATTTCTAAAAAGTATGGTGCGGAAACAATTACAAACCCAAGGTCGGGGTGGTCAAAAGAAAAAGAACTTGTTTACCTAGAGCAAATAAAAAAACAATACAAAAAAGAACTTAGAAGAAGAGAAGACGCTGAAAAGATTAATAAAGATGGTTTTTTCATATCAAAAAAACTACTTACTAAAGACGAAGACCGTGTTTGTCCTGCTTGCTTTGAATATTCGTTTAACTTAAAGGACGATTTATATATGAGCAAATACGATTGTTGCTATAAATGTTATTTACATTTCGTTGTAGACAGGGAAGAACGCTGGATGAACATAGACCAAAGAGTAGAGTTTTTAGGAAACTTTTATAAGGGGAAAGATAATGGCTAATATTTTAGATGTTGTGCAGACAATTCAAAACATCGTCGCAACAAAAGGGTACGATGGAGCACTTGATGAAGAAGGCAATCCAGTAAAGATTGGTCTTAAAAGAGAAGTTGATAATGTTGTAACAGATAGTAGACTTGTTGATGGGTTTGGTGTTAGATTTCAAGGGAATAAGATGATACTCAGTTATTCTTCTGAGTGTAACATAAAGCAAGTTCAGAAGCCAAATTTTCAGGATATGGTTGAGCAAAATATTGCAGATATTGTCTCCTTCATACAAAAGGAGTACAAAGGAGCAGCAGGAAAGAGTCTAAGTCTAACCAGAGAGGGGGAGACTGATATTCTTGTTCAAAAAATGTCTAACTTTCGCACTTGGTTCCAATCAAGCTGTATCTATAAGATTGGAGGAGCGGAAGGTGTATTGGAAGAAGATCAGCCAAAAGATATCAATGAGAATATCAAAAGTTGGCTTAAAACTGCTAAGAACTAATAACCCACCGTTGAGAAATGGCTTACAAACTATCAAAAAAAGAAATCCTCGCAGAAATAGTCAAGTGCGGAAAAGATCCGGACTTTTTTATCAATAGTTATGCTAGGATCTCCCACCCAATCCATGGCACCGTACCTTTCAATACCTACGATTTCCAAACCCAACTCCTAAAGGATTTTAACGATCACCGCTTCAATGTGATTTTAAAAGGGAGACAGTTAGGTATTTCTACTATTACTGCTGCTTATGTCTCTTGGATGATGCTTTTTCATAGAGACAAAAATATTCTTGTCATGGCTACCAAGTTTCAGACAGCAGCGAACTTGGTAAAGAAAGTTAAAGCGATCATTAAAAACCTGCCAGATTGGATGCAGATTGCTACCATCTCTATTGATAATCGAGCTTCTTTCGAGCTGAACAATGGCTCTCAGATTAAAGCCTCCACCACTTCTGGCGATGCCGGTCGTTCAGAAGCCCTCTCTCTTCTTGTCATTGATGAGGCAGCACATGTAGAGGGTCTTGATGAGCTATGGACTGGTCTTTACCCCACTCTATCAACAGGTGGACGCTGTATTGCTCTATCTACCCCAAATGGTGTAGGAAACTGGTTTCACCAAACTTACACAGACGCAGAAGCAGGAAACAACGACTTCTTCCCAACTGTCCTACCATGGCATGTCCATCCAGACAGAGATGATGAATGGTTCGAGGAAGAAACCAAAAATATGTCTCAAAGACAAGTTGCACAAGAATATGAGTGTAACTTTAATATGTCCGGTGAAACGGTTATACACCCGGATGACATGGCTATAATAAAAGCTGGACTACAAGACCCAAAATATAAAACAGGCTTTGATAGGAACTTTTGGATCTGGGAAGAATACCAGCCGGGAGAAAGCTATCTTCTTGTAGCCGACGTTGCCCGTGGTGATGACAAAGATAGTTCTGTTTTCCACATTATGAAGTTATCAACAATGGAAATCATCGGAGAGTATAAGTCTAAAATCACACCAGATCTCTTTGCTAACATGCTAAACGAAGTTGGTAAAGAGTTCGGTGAATGCCTGATGGTTATTGAAAATAATTCTGTAGGCTTTGCTGTGCTTGACAAGCTCAGGGATATGGCATATCCAAATCTTTACTATTCAATAAAGTCCACACACGAATATATTGATTCTTATCTGGGAGAAACAGCCTCAAATGCTGTTGCTGGCTTTTCTACCACCTCAAAGACCAGACCTTTGATTGTGGCGAAAATGGAAGAGTTCATTAGAAATAAACTAGTTACAATATATTCTGCTAGACTATTTAATGAGTTAGAGACATTTGTCTGGCAAAATGGGCGTCCCCAAGCAATGCGTATGTATAACGATGATTTGGTGATGGCTTTTGCAATTGGATGTTGGGTTAGGGATACAGCTTTGGAAACTAACCAGAGAGATGTTCAATATACAAAAGCGTTTCTTAGCACAATGACTAGGACAAAAAGTGAATTAAATACGACAATTCCCGGTCAACAGGGCTATAAACCTGTCGCAAAAAGTGCTAGAATAAAGGAACAACAGCAATACAACTGGATTCTTAAAGGATAAAAAAGATGGCTCCTAAAAATGGAAAAAATGTAAGAAATCCCTCCTCTCCCCTGTTTAAGAGGTTGACTAGGCTTTTCTCGGGTCCAATCGTTAACTACCGGGCACAAAATGTTAACCAGAATCGAAGACAAGACTTGGATAAATATGCTGGAAAATTTACTTCCGCTTCTGGCAAACAATTTAAAAGAATGGGATACAACCCGTTTGCTGATATATCAGCCAATATCTATCAAAATCAATCCAGACTTCAAAGATATATTGATTTTGACCAAATGGAATATGAACCAATTATTGCTTCAGCATTGGATATCTATGCGGATGAGATGACAACCTCTTCCCCGATGAAGCCTCTCTTAAATATTCACTGCCAAAATGAAGAAATAAAAATTATATTAAACTCTCTTTTTCACAATGTTCTTAATGTGGAGCACAACATTTTCAATTGGTGTAGAACATTGTGCAAGTATGGCGATTACATTCTTTATTTAGATATTGATGATAAAATAGGAATAGAAAATGTCATTAGTCTACCTTTGAGAGAAGTGGAAAGACTGGAAGGAGAAGACAAAACAAACCCTAATTATGTCCAATACCAGTGGAACTCAGCCGGATTGACTTTTGAAAATTGGCAGGTCGCACATTTTAGAGTTTTAGGGAATGACAAGCATGCGCCATACGGCACTTCTGTTTTAGACCCCTCTAGGAGAATCTTCAGACAGCTTACTCTGCTGGAAGATGCAATGATGGCATACCGCATCGTTCGCTCCCCAGAACGCCGCGTATTTTATGTTGATGTTGGAAACATGGCTCCTAACGATGTTGAACAATACATGCAGAAGGTTATGACTTCTATGAAGCGTAACCAAGTTGTCGATGCCGACACCGGTCGCGTTGACCTTCGCTACAATCCAATGTCTGTTGATGAAGATTATTTCATCCCTACTCGTGGCGGTCAATCAACTAGGGTTGAGAGTCTGCCCGGTGGAACTTACACGGGTGACATTGATGATGTTAAGTACCTAAAAGATAAACTATTCTCGGCACTTAAAATCCCACAGTCTTACCTTTTCCGTGGCGAAGGTGCCGATGAGGACAAGGCAACACTCGCTCAAAAAGACATTCGTTTTGCGAGAACAATCCAAAGACTGCAAAGAGTTATCATCACAGAGTTGGAAAAGATTGCCATCATTCACCTTTTTACTTTGGGATACAGAGAGAACGATCTTATTTCTTTTAAACTCTCAATGAACAATCCATCCAAGATTGCTGAACTGCAAGACCTAGAACAGTGGAGAACCAAATTTGACGTTGCTTCAGCGGCAGCGGAAGGCTTCTTCTCAAAGCGATGGATCGCAGAAAACCTCTTTGCCATTTCGGAAGAAGAGTTCTTGCGTAACCAGCGCGAGATGTTCCACGATAGAATGATCACAGCCCAGCTTGATCAGTCAGCCGAAGCCGCAGATATGGGAGGGGGTCTTGGCGGCGGCGCAGAAGATCTACTTGGAGATGAGGGCGGCGGCGAAGATCTTTTGGGAGATGAAGAGGCGGGAGCAGAAGAACTAGTAGCTGATGAACCCGAGCCGGAAGAACCAGAAACAAATTTATTAGCAACGCCACCAGCAAACAGAGATGATAAAATACATAAGAAAGTGGCTGGCAAGAAAATGACTACAACCGCAAAATCCAAGGGCAAATGGTACGAGCCTCGCAAAGATCTTTCGGGCAAAAGAGCAATGCAAAGACAAATGTCTTCTGACGCGGGAAGCAATCTGGCTAGTAGCTCCAGCAGAAATATAAACAAGGGCTACCAAGATCTTTCCCGCTTGGCGAGAGGGATTAAAGAAGAGCAGGATTCTAATTATAAGAAAGAAGAGGATAGAATCTTTGAGATCAATAACCAAGTAAAAGCATTGATTACAGAATTGGAGACTAAAAAAAATGTCAACGAAAATTAAGCACAACAAAAAAAGAAACACTATTTTTCTTTACGAAGCGCTTGTTAGAGAACTAACAAAAGCGACTGTAGAGAAGGACCAAAGCAGAAGAGAAACTATCTTGGGCATTGTAAAAGAGCACTTCGCCAACAATACTTTGATGGGAAAGGAGGTCCGTATCTATAAGAGTATTTTGGAGACTAAAGATGCACACCAAAATATTGCTGAAAAAATTCTTTCCGAATCTAAAATAGAATATTCTGTCATTAATAAAAAGGCACTTTTCTTAGAGCAGAGTCAAATGATTTCTAGAATAAACAAAGAACTTTCAAAAGATGTGTTTACTACTTTTGTCCCAAATTATAAAAACTTAGCAACTTTGCATCAAGTGTTTAATAATTTAGACCTCTCAGCCAAAGAGAGAGTTTTGCTAGAGCAGGAAGTCCTAGATCTAATGTTAGAATCAAATAACCAATCTGAAGTTAAAGATTTAAAACACATTGATAACCTTGTTTTTAAATCATTTGTTGAAAGATTTAATAATGAATATTCCGGTCTTCTGGAGGAACAAAAGACTTTACTATCTAGGTTTGTTTCTTCTGGTGTTGGTGATGAGCTTGAGTTTAAAATCTATTTAAACGCAGAGATTGGTAGATTAAAAGAGGAGATAGTTTCTGCTAAAGATTGTAAAGAGCTTAAAGAAGACAAAGAAATGGCAAAAAAAGCCAAACAAGTATTAGAGTTTTTAGAGGGTTTTAGCCAAAATCCTTTAGGAGACGCAGATCTAAAAAAGATCTTAAAGATCCAAGAATTGGCTAGGGAAATAAAAAACTAAAATGAGTATTAAAATTAGCATCAAAAATCAGTTACCATTGGAGGTGATGGAAAGCGAGATTAAAAAGCTTGATATCAAGCGCTCCCTATCTGGTCAAATTATGGTTTTTAATCACATCGATATGGATATCGTCTTGGATGAGCAGAGCGGAAAAGTCACGGTTTATTCAAAGAAAGATTTTGGAGAATTGGTCTACAAGAGTCAAAATAGGTTTTTTGAATATCTTTTTAAGAAAGGAGTTATCTTTCCTGAAAGCGTAAAAGGGTCAAATGTTTTTGGAGCGATTGAGGCTGTCTACCCCAAAGAAGCAAAAGTGGAACACCTAACGGAAATAGTTCTTTACAACATTGCCGGGTTTATGGAATCAGAGCAGCAATATATTAAATCATTTGATTATACGGATGAAGTTGAAGACGAAAGGCTCCTCGACCCAGACAAAGAGGACAGCACAGAATTAGGTGAGGTCCCACAGGAAGAAAAGAAGGGAACACTAAGTCCGGGGTATCCGGGTTATTATTATGGATTAGCAGGGATGTATAGGTACGAATAGTGGAACTTTTATATTTTATTCTCGCCTCTTGGGGCATGACCCAGATTTTAGTTTACGGAACAATTTTTGAAAACCAGCGTAATTGGATTATGGAAAAATCTGATTGGTTTGGCACACTTATCCATTGCCCTATGTGTACGGGTTTTTGGGTCGGTGTATTTTTGTTCGGAATAAATGGCTTAACAGAACTATTTAATTTTGAGTATAATATCGCTAATTTGTTGATTTTAGGATGTTTGTCTTCGGCTACATCATATGCTTTAAACGTTGTTATTAGCGATAGTGGTATAAAAGTAAACAATATTCACGAGTAAAGGAGGTTCTTATGAATGCGAAATGGATGTTACAACCAGTTAGACGTTGCTGTAGAGGCTCCTAGCTCGCACGGGTAATGCCCGTCAAAGGATTATTATTATGTCAAGGATGTTATTAACAGAATTTTATCAACTATGTGAAGGTGGAACATGCCAAGATCTTCTAACGGAAGAGGAAAAGCGATATGTCGCAAATGGTGGGCTCATTCTTTCCGGCGTGATGCAGAGGGCGGAAGCGCAAAACGGAAATGGCAGAGTTTATCCTATGCGAGTTTTAGAGAGAGAAGTAGAGAACTACAAGAAACTTGTCAAGGAAAAAAGAGCACTAGGCGAGCTAGACCATCCAGAATCGTCTATCGTTAATCTTGCAAATGCCTCTCATCTGGTCACAGAAGTGTGGTTTGAGGGCAAAGATGTTATGGGCAAAATTAAAGTGCTTGAAACGCCAGCAGGTAAGACACTTAGGGCACTTGTTGAAGGCGGATGCCAAGTAGGCATCTCTTCCCGTGGCTTGGGTACTGTTGATGAGAACAATGGCGCAGCCAGAGTTAATGATGATTTTCAGTTGATTTGTTTTGATATGGTCTCTGAGCCATCCACAACAGGCGCTTTTATGATGAAAGAGAATAAAGAGCCAAATATGTGGACCAAGGCAGACAAGATCAACAGACTTTTAAATGATATCGTAAAGGATTAAAATGAAAAAGAGTGAGTTCAAAGAAATGATTAAAGAAAGCGTTAAGGAAGTCCTTGTTGAAGAGGGTGTTCTTAAGAGCGTTATTTCAGAAGTAGTAAAAGCGGTAGGGCAAGCGCAAGTATCCCAGCAGCCGGTTGCTGTGCAGCAGACATTTAAAGAGCAAGCTAATTTGGAAGCAATGGAAAAAAGAAAAGAAAAATTAGCAGAGACAAGAAAAAGAATGCTTGATGCTATTGGAAAAGATTCTTTTGGGGGCATAGATCTTTTTGAGGGCACAACGCCAATGAAAAAAGGCGGATCACCAGAAGCTACGCCTTCCTCGGCACTAGAGGGTGTAGACCCAAGCGACTCTGGAGTAGACATTTCAAGTTTACTTGGGGCAGCGTCTTCTTGGGAACAGTTAATAAAGTAGGTATAAGATGCGTAAAAAAGCAAAACCAGTTAATGTAGAGGTTACACCAAGAAAAAATGAATCTCCTGAAAGAATGATTAAGAGATTTATTAAAAAAGTTAAAAAAGAAGGCATTCAAGATGAATGGCGAGAAAAACATATGTTCTTTGAGAAGCCAACAGATAAGCGCCGAAGAAAAAAGAAAGAGCGCAATAGAATTTTAAAAAGGCTACAAAGAGAACGCGATGCTAAATATAAAGACTAGGAGAAAATAAAATGGCAATTTATTCACCAAGAGGAAGTGGAATAGGCAATTCAGCAGCATATCAGGTAGCAGGGAAGCCCTATGCTACTGCCTCTGTAGTAGACTATGAAACAGCTAAAACTTTCAAAAATTCAAAAGAATACAAGGTAACCTTTCCAACTGTAACAAGGAGCATTACTATTACTAATAATTGTTCTGGGAGCAATCTTGCTATTCACTTCGTCTCTAAAGCAACCTCTCCTTCTGCAATCACCGCAGGTCAATATGTTCTCGTTCCTTGTACAAATATAGTTGGAGATACCACTGGATCTTTCACTATGAACATTAAGTGCAAAGAGCTTTATATTAGCCCCGGTCCACAACACGCAACGACTGCATTTGGAACAGCGGGTGTAGTAGGCGGTCCCTTACAAGAAGCAGACGCCAATAACTTTTCAATTTTTGCTGAACTCACAGGCGTTCCTCCAGAAGAAATGTATGAGTTGAGCGGCTCTGGAATTAGTGCAGCCAGAAATAGTGACGGTCACCACTAATATTTTTTTGCCAATCCTTTCATACAATTACAATAAAATACTTAAATAAGTAATTTTATCAAGTCACAAATCCAATCCTCAAAACTATTTATATATGAGCACAATCTCGTGCTTCAAGCGCCTTCCGGCGCTTTTTCTTTAACTTAATATAAAAAATTTAATCATTAAATCTATGGGAGGATTTATATATGGCTACTCAATTATCACAAACCGGATTGGAGGTAGATAAGGTAGATACCGGAGATATCCCCACTGGGGCTACCGACAAGGTATTGCTTTACGCTTCTGGATCTGGTTCCGATACAAGACTCTATGTTAAGGCTGGTGCAAACACACAAAAGCAGCTAGGCTTTGACATTGATCAGTTCGATGCTCTTGGGGGAACAGGTGTTGCTCAAGGAGATCACTTCATCTTTTCTGATGCTGGAACTGAAAAGAAAATTACTTTTTCTAACATGGAAGATGCAATCTTCGGAAATGTTTCCGGCGATGTCGCAATCGCAGCAGGTGGTGCCGTCACTATCCAAGCTGATGCTGTTGAAAGCGGAATGCTCAATGACGATGTTATTTCTGGTCAAACAGAATTAGCTTCTGATGGACTCGCTGCTGCTGACGAATTGATGATCAGCGATGGCGGAACCCTTAAGAAGATTGGTGTTGATAACCTTTTCAAAGATGGACCGGGACTCCTCGGAGCAGAAGCTATCGCTGTCGGAAGTGACCACTTCATGTTCCTTGATGGTGGGGCTACTGGCGATGCAAAGGTCGAATCTGTTGCTGATCTTATGACTGCTGTCGCTGGTGACGGTCTTGCTGCCTCTTCTGGTGTTCTCGCAGTTGGTGTCGATGATAGCTCAATCGAGCTTAACTCTGATGCTCTCCGCGTGAAAGCATCGGGTGTTACTAATGCAATGCTTGCAGGCTCTATCGCTGACAGCAAGTTGAACCAACTCACTAGTGCAAACAAAGTTTCTTTGGCTGCTTTGGACATTGATGGCGCAACTGCTCTTGGTGGAGCATCTGTAGCACAAGCTGATTTGTTGGTCATTGACGACGGCGCAGGCGGAACTAACAAGTCGGTTACTTTCTCTAACTTTGAAGACTCAATCTTTGCAAACATCTCTGGCGATGCTACAATCGCCGCTGGTGGTGCTTTAACTATTGCTGCTCAAGCAGTTGAAAACAGCATGCTTGCTGATGATGCTGTCGGTGCCGATGAGTTGGCTGCTAACGCTGTTGTTAACGCTTCTGTCGCATCTAATGCTGCAATCGCTGCTACTAAGTTAGACTTTAATGTCGATTTGGGTGGAAATGTTACTTTTGGTGACCAAGCAAACGACACAGTGACTTTCACAGGTCATGTTAATGTGGCACAACAACTTACTGCTTCACATGCAAAGATCACCAACCTTGATGTTGTAACTCTTAACAGTATTGCTCAAACAGAATCAACACTTGAAGTTGCTGACAAATTAATCATTTCTGCTGTTTCAGCTTCCTCTGCCAACTCTGATGGCGGTGGTTTGAAAATCGGTGGAGGTCATGACTTAGCAGGAAACGCTTCAGTTCTTTATGACCACAGCAACACCGCTCTTGATTTTAACATTGGCGGAACAACTGAAGTAAGACTTGAAGACGGAGTTCTCCGCCCAGAAACTGATTCTGATGTTGATCTTGGAACAACTGCTGCTCGCTTCAAAGACGCTTTCGTAGACAGCATCACTGTTACTGGCGAGATTGACGGTGCTTCTCTTGATATTAGTGGAAACGCTGATATTGATGGTACACTTGAAGCTGATGCGATTACTGTTAATGGTGCTACATTACAAGTAGTTGTTGAAGACCATGTTGGAGCAATGCTCGATGGTACAGAGACTGGTATTTCTGTTTCTTATGACTCTACTGACAATAACTTAGATTTTGTAATCGACGCAGCACAAACTGCAATCACATCTATTCTTGCAACCGACCTTAAAATCGGTGAAGATGATCAAACAAAGATTGACTTCGAGACAGCAGATGAAATTCACTTCTACGCTGCAAATGCAGAGCAAGTTTATGTTGCAGACGGCGTACTTGGACCACAGACTGACAGTGATGTTGATCTTGGTGCAGACGGCGTTGCTTTTAAGAAGCTTTATGTTGACGATATTGATCTCAACGGTCAAGGACGCATTGATCTTGATGCTGATGCTGACACTTCTATCCGTTCTGCTGCTGACGATCAAATTCAGTTTGAAGTCGGCGGAGGTGATAGGGTAACGATGACTGCGACTGGTATGGCTGTTGGTGCAGGCTATGGCGCTGGAGGTACATCCTTCGGCGTAGATGGCACTATCAATGCTGGAAGCAACATCCTTGCCGGTGCTGATGGATCTGGAGCCAACATCATAGCTTACGGTGGAGCAGCGAATGAATTGATGCGCTACGACGCATCAAACCACGTTCTTCAGTTCGTCGATAGTTCCGGTGGAACAATGCTTAACCTCGGTGGCGATGCCACTTCTGAGTACGCTTTGGACGTTGCTAACGGATCTAACAACATCAACAAAGTTCGTGCTGCTGCATTTGTTACTTACTCGGACGAAAGCCTTAAGAGTGACGTTGCTTCTATGGGCAACACTGCTCTTGACACTGTTATGTCCCTCAAGGGCGTCGAGTTCACTTGGAAAGATTCCGGTGAAAGAGACTTCGGTTTCATCGCTCAAGACGTTCAATCTGTTCTTCCAAAGGCAGTTCACACTGCTGATGACGGAGTACAGGGAGTTGACTACTCAAGACTTACTTCTGTTCTCGTCGAGGCTGTAAAGGCTCAACAAGTTCAGATCGAAGAATTGAAAGCACTCCTCAAGAAGTAATACTTTTTGATAACCGAGGGCAGGGATCTACGGGTCTCTGCCCTCACCTTTTCTATTATGCAAATCAATGACCGAACCGACATTATAAGATATTTGCAAGAGCATGATCCTAGCTATCGTGTGGAAAATAATGTTATATTCGCCCCCAAAGCCTTTTTCATTAACACCCTTATTCAGTGGTGCTACAATCAATTAAATACGGGCAAAATAAAACCAAATGAAATGGATTTTTATCTAATGTCAATAGAGGGTTTTTTGCAAGATCATAACGATCTTTATTGGGATAAAGATGGTAACTTGGTGATTTCATGAACTAAGTTGTTATTTTTTTGTATTTTTGAACTTTAAAGAACTATTTACTACGACGCAAAACGCCTATTTGCGACCAAATATTAGGAGATTATATAATGTCATCAATGTTAGATCAAGCAATCGTAGATGCTAAAGAGCTTAAAGAAGCCGCGATTAAAAGCGCAGAGTCAAGTATTATTGAAAAGTATTCTCAAGAAATTAGAGAAGCTGTTGATACCATGTTGAGTCAAGAAGAGATTATCAATGAGGATGAAGCAAGCATGGTCAGTGATATTCCAATGGCAGCATCAGATGTAACCGATGCATCATCTGTTGGGGAAGAAACAGTCGAGCTTGACTTTGCAGAATTAGAACAAATGATTGATCAAGAGTTAGCTTCTGAGGATGGATTAGACCCAGAAGAAATGACAGACCGACATGATTTCGCCGAAGAAGAACTAGACAAGCCTGAAGAGGAGCTGCAAGAAGCAGACGAGATTGATTTGGCTAACTTATTTGAAGATGAAGAAATTAATTTAGACGAGGAAGAGATAGAGAAACTAGCAGAAAAGCTAACACTTGATTTTGAGCCTGTAAAGTCTGGCAATTTAGGCATGCCCGATAGTCAAAAACACGAGGCATACGAAGAAGCAAAGGCTCTTGATGCTCATATGGACGAAGAGGACGACTCTGACGAAATCGATAAAGAGGTCGGAAAGCTTAGAGAATCTGTAAAAACTTTAAAACAAGAAAAGAAAGATTTGCAAGAAAGCCTCTCCTCTCTTCAGTCTAATACCAAACACATTGAGGACGTTGTTCTCAAATTAAAAAATGCTCTGAACGAAACCTCAGTTCAGAACGCAAAGCTACTTTACACAAACGAAGCATTGACTAGCGACTCGTTGAATGGGCGACAAAAAACAAAACTTGTCGAAGCTATTTCAAATGCTAAGTCTGTGGAAGAAGCTAAGGTAATCTTTGAAACCCTTCAAAGCACGGTGAGCGGAACCAAGAAAGAGTCCCCGAAAACACTAAGCGAGGCGGTTAGTAGGAAATCTACTTTATTACCACAAACTAAAGAGGCTAAAAACCCAGCAGACCCTCGTATCGATAGGATGCGTAGATTAGCTGGATTAAACTAACTTTAAAGGAGAAATAAAACTATGTCAGTTTTAGATAAATTAACAGAAGGCATTGTTAATCGTGACCTCCAGAAAGAAGGTGCAGCCCTACTTAACAAGTGGGAAAAGACCGGACTTCTTGAGGGCATTGACAGTGACCAGAAAAAAGACGGAATGGCACGTTTGCTTGAAAACCAAGCAAAAGAGCTACTCCGCGAAGCATCAGCCATGGCGGCTGGTGATGTTGAAGGTTTTGCATCTGTTGCATTCCCAATCGTTCGCCGTGTATTCGGTAATTTGATCGCCAATGATCTTGTAAGCGTTCAGCCAATGAGCCTCCCATCGGGACTCATTTTCTTCTTGGATTTTACATCCAATACTCCAAAGGCTGGATATCCAAAGGATGAATCACTTTACGGTGGTGGAGTTGTTGCGAAAGGTCTTCGCGACGGTGTTTCCCTTGATGGAGGAGGAAATGGAAACCTTGAAAAAGGTCCTTACAGCTTGAATAACGGCTATGCTAGCCCAACTGGTTCTGGTAACTGGACCAAGGCTGATGCTACCCTTATTTCTGGTATTGTTGGCTCCGGAGACTTCAACGTTGATAAGGCTGTTGACTTTGACCCAGATCTTTCTGGCTCTGCAATTGTTTCCTTCCCAGTTACTTTAGTGGATAATGGGGATAACTCCCAAGCGGATTATTTGAACCTTGTAGCATTTTCGGGATCACTTCCTTTCATCCACACTGGTGGTACCAATGAAGAGGTTGGTTTCCAAATTCGACGTTTGACCAAGCTTCACTCCGGCTCCTCTGGAGATAAGTACGATGGCACAAACACAAGCATGCTGCTTAGAGTTGTTTATGCTGCAACTGGATCCCTTAAGGGAACTTCTGCGGGGCTCACTGAGCTTGTTAACGCAGCCAAGGCTGTCGCTGACACTTTCCCATTGACTTATCCACTTGCGGATGAGTTCAAAGCGGGTGGCGCAATTGGCTCTGTTGTCGGTGAGCCTAAGTGGGACCTTGAGAATAGCGTTGACATTCCAGAGATCGACATCAAAGTTGACTCTATCGCAGTTACTGCTAAGACCAAAAAGCTCAAGGCTAAGTGGACACCAGAATTGGGACAAGATCTCAATGCTTATCACAACCTTGATGCAGAAGTTGAACTTACAAGCATTCTTTCTGAGCAGATCGCTCTGGAGATTGACCGTGAGATTCTTGAGGACCTTATCAAAGGTGCTACTGCTTCTACACAATACTGGTCTCGTCGTCCGGGTAGGTTCTTAAACAGAACTGACGGATCACAAATTGGCGGAAACTTGGACAATGAGTCCTTGATGGGTGCTGACTTCACTGGTACTGTTTCCGAGTGGTACGAAACACTCGCAGAAACTGTTAATGATGTTTCGGCTCAAATCCACAGAAAGACACTTCGCGGCGGAGCTAACTTTGTTGTTTGTTCACCAGAAGTAGCTAACATTCTTGAGTTCACTGCTGGCTTCCGTGCAAGCATTGGAAACGATTATGGTAACGGTTCTATTGGAGCAGTTAATGTTGGATCTTTGAGCAAGAAGTTCGACGTTTATGTGGATCCTTATTTCCCACGTAACGTTCTTCTTGTTGGACGTAAAGGTGGATCATTCCTCGAAAGTGGATATGTATACGCCCCATATGTCCCACTCCAAGTAACTCCAACTATCTTTGGTGTAGAGGACTTCGTACCTCGTAAGGGTGTTATGACCCGTTACGCCAAAGAGATGGTAAGACCTGATATGTATGGTCTTGTTATCTGTGAAGATCTTAACGGTTAATTCCTGCTGAGTCTAAACAAGCAAGAAGCCTCGTCATTAATTTGGCGGGGCTTTTTTATTTCTATTATGCTTTAAGTTTACTCCACAACTAATTACTATGATACGATTGTACCAAGGAGAATGAATGAATGGCTTACCCAACTTTAACACCAACAAGCACAACGAGTGTCTCTAGACTGCCTGTAACTGGCAATGTTGATAATGTTAATAGCTCCACAAATCCTCTTCCATACGGAGTATATACAGACCATGCCTCTTCACATCATGCCCTTCAGGGTTTTGTAACTGGAGCAGTAGATCAGGTTGCTTACGTCTATAAGAAGATGGGCGGCGATATTCTCGATATTGAGATTACCGAGTATCAGGTATACGCTGCATACGAAGAGGCATGCCTTGAATACTCCTATCTTGTCAATATACATCAAGCCAAGAATGTCTTGGGTAGTGTCTTGGGTGCCAATACTGGCTCATTCGATAATGACGGACAACTGTCAGGCTCCCATTCCCTAAGTGGATCTTCCGTGGAATTAAAATATCCAAAGTATGACTTTCAATACGCACAGAGAGTTGGCGATGCAGTCTCAACTCAAACAGGGATAGGTGGGGCAACACCAATCTATTCTGCTTCTTTCGATACCGTAGTAGACAAACAAGATTACGACCTGCAAAACATTATTTCCAGTTCTGCTGCAACTGACACCGCTTCTCCTTTCTTCAATAAATTAGGAGATAAGAGGGTGACAATTAGAAAAGTTTTTTACAAAACTCCCCAAGCGATGTGGAGATTTTACGGATACTACGGAGGCTTAAATACTGTAGGTAACTTATCATATTATGGACAATATTCAGACGATTCCACTTTTGAATTGATACCCACATGGCAAAACAAATCACAGGCAATGGCGTTTGAAGACGCGATATACACTAGGGCATCTCATTATTCATTTGAGATCAAGGACAATAAATTAAGATTGTTTCCAACCCCCGTTGAATCATCACCAGATAAATTCTGGGTTGAGTTTTCAGTTGATACTGATCCATGGACTGAGGAGGCGGGCAAAGAAGGTGGAGCCGCAGGCATCAACAACATGAACACGTTGCCATTTGAAAATATACCATATGATAGAATTAACTCAATAGGAAAGCAGTGGATTAGAAGATTCGCTTTAGCATTGTCTAAAGAAATGCTGGGCTTGGTTAGGAGTAAATTCGCTACAATACCAATTCCAAATGAGAGTGTGACCTTAAATGGACCCGCCTTGGTAACTGAGGCTAAAGAACAGCAAAACCTTTTAAGAGATGAATTAAAGACTGTGCTTGATGAGCTTACTTATGAAAAGCTAGCAGAAAAAGACAGCAACATTAGCGATTCATCACAGAATGTATTAAAGAATGTACCCCCTTCACTTTATGTAGGATAAAAATAAATGGCAGACAACAAATGGGAACAACCAACTAATCCTCCGCCACCCTTATTTACTGGGGAGAAAGAGAGAAATTTAGTCAAGCAGATCAATGATGAAGTCATAGAGCGCGTCATCGGTCAAACTGTGCTTTACTACCCCATAAGTCTAGATAAAACTAATTTCCACTCCCTTTACGGTGAATCAATCAAGAAGACGTTTTTGCCACCTGTTAGAGTTTATGCTTTGATTGGATGGGAGGGGCAAGAGACAACAACAACAAGTCTTGGCGTTGACAAGAGGTCGAGAATCAAAATATATTTTCACAAGAGGAGATTAACTGAAGATCAAAATTTGTTTGTCCGAGAGGGAGATTTTGTGTTGTACGGTAAATTTCATTATGAGATTTTAGATTTAAATGAGCCCAAGCAACTTTTTGGACAAGTTGATTACAAATATGAAATCATGGCAAATTGCGTTAGAGCTAGAAAGGGAACGTTCGACGCTTTGTAGGAAATAAAAATGTCAAATTATACAGGTATACCAGAGGAAGAAGGGAACAACTATGATCAGGATTTGGATTTTACTCCATCTACCATCGAAACAGTTGATTACGCCATTTATGATTATATAAATGATAAACTATCTTTAAAAGTGACATCAAAAGATGGGCAAGAAAAAGTACCCATTGTTTGGTCCTCGGCAGAAAGATCCTTCCAAATAAAAAACAACCCAGACTATAGAGACAATGAAGGTACAATTATACTTCCTGCCATAACAATTGAAAGAACATCTATAAATAAAGATTTAAATCGAAGAGGTCGCTTTTATGGAGATCAGTTTCCAATACAATCTCAAAAAGAGAAGGGCGGATCTTTAGTGATCGCTAGACAAATAAATCAGAAAAAGACATCTGAGTTTGCTAATAACGATGCCAATAGAAGATATGGAGGCAGGGAAGGACCAAGGTTTGTTAGGAATCCAACAAAGAAAGTTGTATATGAATACATAACAATACCTGCCATAGTTTATTCCGTGATTAATTATGAAATTACCTTAAGAACCGAATATCAGCAGCAGATGAATCAGCTTCTACAACCATTTGTTACTAGACCGGGAACAATCAACAGTTTTGTAGTAGAGCGCGACAGCCATAAATATGAGGCATTTATTCAAGGTACATACAACTTAGCCAACAATTTATCCTCCATGGATAATGAAGAGAGAAGGTTTGAGACTAAGGTAAATATAGAAGTTTTGGGATATTTCTGCGGAGGAGATGAAAACAGCACAACACCGACATATTCTATAAGAGAAAATGCAGTTCAATTTAGGATTCCCAGAGAGAGGGCTTTGTGGGACGATCCGCTTGTGGGCAACGACAACCATAAAAATAAGGGAGTAGACGACAAGTACAGAGAATAATTTTGGACTTTGATAAAACGGTGCACTATTTACTAAAGAAATAATATCGTCATCTATATCAGACGTTTTAAAGGAGAACACACTAATGTCAGCGAAAAATTTTAAGTTTGTATCGCCGGGAGTATTCATCAATGAAATTGACAATTCACAATTGCCAACTATAAGTGACGCAATTGGTCCAGTTATCATAGGGAGATCCCGCCGTGGACCGGCTTTCATACCAACTACAGTCCAATCATTTTCGGAGTTTGTTACTCTCTTCGGAGATCCAGTCGCAGGGCAAGAAGCCAGCGACCAGTGGAGAAGTGGAGTTCCAAAAGCTCCTACTTTTGCGGCGTATGCAGCTCAGGCATGGTTAAGAAACAGCTCTCCTTTAACTTTCATTAGGCTTTTGGGCGATCAATCCAACAGAAACACAGGAACAAATACCTCTAAGGCAGGTTGGACCGCAGCAGATTCCTCGCAAGGTGGAACCAACGGCGGCGGCAGCACATCTGGTGGTGGAGGAGCTTATGGTTTGTTCTTGGTCAACTCTGGTACAGCAGGCACCCTCGGTCCTTCCGGGACACCAGAGAGAGTAACTGGATCACTAGCAGCGGTTATTTATACAAGATATGGTGCGCCAATCCTTTCCGGTACAGTTAGAGGTCAAGGCGAGCCAGCAACTTCCGCATTCTCTGCTTCCATGTTAAACTTTAGTGGAGCAAACGGGTCTGTTGCGGCAACAAACACGATTGTATTTAGTGTGCCTTCAGCGGCTGGCGGAGCCGGGACAACAACTATTAAATTTAGTGCCGATACAGATGGGACAGGTGGAGACGGGGTTGATACAATTGGTATTGGTGTTAATAGTTTGGGATCCGCAACCATCCCGGCAGGTGATGTCGAACTTATGGCAGCAGTTAGAGACGCTATCAATGGTAATGCCGCAAGCAATGCGAGAGTTACAGCAGCCACAAGCGGTAATGGATCAGGCACAGGTGGTGTACAGGGTATCACAGCTTTCACTGGCTCTCTTACTGATTATGGCGCTGGTACTGCTGGTCAGTTAGCTACTCATTTGGCATCCATCTTTGTAGACGCTTCTGGCTCGGTAGGCAACACTACTACAGTCACAATGGCAGCTAACTCAAAGGTGTCCGATGGTGTTACGACTGCTGTTACCATTACTGGCGGCGATGACTCCCGAGCAACAATTGCAACAGGGTCCAATGCATTGGTCAAGTCTCTTGACAGTAATGGCAACTTCTCATTTAAAGTTAGGGTTATTAACAACAGCGGCGTTCTTGCTACGACTGATGCTGACAATCCTGTCGGAGTATTGGAAGAATCAATTGTTAACTTTAACAGAAGTTCCAATAGCTACATCAGAAAAGTTTTAAACACAGACCCAACTAAGACAAACGCATCCTTAGTTAATACCGAGTCTGATCAATTAAAGTCTTATTTCTTGGGACAAACATACGAAAGATCTATTGCTGACAAGATTACTGGTAATAGTTGTTATGGATTTATAGCCCAACTTGGTGGCGCGACCAACATAACTGACGGTGGAGCTTTTAAGTACCCCACTCAAGCAGCACAAACAGGGTGGTTTTTCTCACAAGACTTGAGAACAACAGCCGCTAGCCACACTGCTGCTAGCAATAAGCTGGTCCCAGCGTACAACCCAGAGGTTGGTTCAGGCGTTGTTGACAGGCTGTTTAAGTTTCACACTCTCAGTACAGGAGAGGAAGAACAAAGAAATTACAAGATATCAATTGAGGATATTAAATACTCTAAAAATGATAACACGCCATATGGTTCGTTTACTATAGCTATTAGAGACATTAAAGATAATGATGGAGCAAGAATATATGTTGAAAGATATACAAACTGCAACCTAGATCCTAGTTCTCCAAACTATATCGCAAAAAAGATTGGTGATAGATACTACAAGTGGAGCGAGAACGATAGAAGAGTTATTGAGTATGGAACATACCCAAATATCTCCAATATTGTCAGAGTGGATATGGCACCCGCAGTTGACTCTAGCCAGCTTAACCCGGAGGTTTTGCCATTCGGTGTCGAAGGACCACTCAAGCTAACAGACTTTAACATCGTAGGATCATCTGGTGTATTTAGTGACACTATCCTTAGCGGTATCAACTCACCAGTTATCATAGGCTCGGGTTCTACATATCCGCAAAACTTCGGTTCTGTTACAGGATCTGCAACTCAGTTATTAATTTCTGATCACCCAGCAATTGTCCAGCCACTTTCAGCTTCTATTGAGTTCCCGCGTGTCCCATTGAGACTTAGCTCAAGTACACCAGAGTTGGCTAACAAAAGAGATGCATACTTTGGCGCTACGTTTACTAGGTCGTCTGCTTCGGTAATCTATGAAGACTCGATGCAAGATGTGTTGTACCCGCTTCCAGCTGGAGGTCAAGCCTTTAGCGCTGTATCAAATGAGACAGAACTTTCATGGTATTTCTCGCTAGATGACTTGGTATATGTTGGTGCAGCTAGCACTACCACAGGTGATATGTTCTACCAATCAGGCTCTAGGGAATTGGGTTCATCTACCACTGCTATGACAGGAAGTTATAAATCAGTCCTAGATAAGGGATATGATAGATTTACAACTCCTCTTTTCGGTGGCTTCAACGGCTTTGACATTACAGAAAACGAGCCGCTTAATGCATCCAGAGCCTTGGTCGCAGGAGCAACAGAGACTCAATACTCAATGGCTTATACAATTAGAAAAGGTATTGACATGTTCTCTGACCCTGAGTACATTGAGGGTAACTTGTTAGCAGTTCCGGGAGTTACCAATGAGGGCTTAACAACACACATGATTAATACATGTGAAGAACGTGGAGATGCTTTGGCTGTTATTGATCCATTGGGTGGCTACACTCCTGCTGCGGAAAACTACGAGACTGAT